AAAAGATCTAAACAACTTATGGCAACTAGAAAAAGAAAGAATGATTCTCCAATCGGAATTGGCATGACTGCCAAGCAAATGAGAAGAAAAAAACCAATTAATACTGATCTTCTCGTTAATATTGATCCTCTTACTGAGAATCAAAAAAAATTATTTTCTTCATATAAAGAAGGAAAACATTTAATTGCTTATGGTTGTGCTGGAACGGGTAAGACATTTATTACACTTTATAATGCTCTTCAAGATGTTTTAAGTGATACTACTCCATATGAAAGAATTTATCTTGTAAGATCTCTTGTAGCAACCAGAGAGATTGGTTTTCTTCCTGGTTCTCATGAAGATAAGGCAGACATCTATCAAATACCATATAAGAATATGGTGAAGTATATGTTCCAGATGTCTAGTGATGCAGACTTTGAAATGCTCTATGGCAATTTAAAAGCACAGGAATCAATTAAATTCTGGAGCACATCATTCCTTCGTGGAACAACGTTAGATAATGCCATTGTTATTGTTGATGAGTTTCAAAACTTGAATTTTCATGAACTTGATAGTATAATTACAAGAGTTGGCGAAAATACCCGCATTTGTTTCTGTGGTGATGCAACTCAATCTGATTTGCAAAAAACTAATGAAAGAAATGGTATTGTTGACTTTATGAGAATTTTGAGAGCAATGCCTTCTTTTGATATTATTGAGTTTGGTCTTGATGATATTGTTCGTTCTGGTTTGGTCAAAGAATACATCGTTGCAAAAATTGATGCAGGTTTTTAATGTTTAATCATGTTGATTTGAATCTTCCTCAACTTGAGAGGGAGACTATTGATGGAGTCCGATATTATTCTGTTCCTAACGAAGAAAAACTTTTAAAATTAGTTTCTATTACTTCAGTAACTAGTCATTATAATAAAGAAATCTTTGTTAAATGGCGTAAAAAAGTAGGTGAGGAAGAAGCAAATCGTGTCACAAAGGCTGCAACTGGTCGTGGCACTGATATGCATACACTTGTAGAGTATCATCTCAAGAATGAAAAACTTCCAAAAGTTCGTCCTATTTCCGATTTTTTATTTAAGATTTCTAAAGGAACTTTAAATAATATTGATAATATTCATGCTCTGGAAACTTCCCTATATAGTAAGCAGTTAGGTATTGCTGGAACCGTCGATTGTATTGCGGAATACGAGGGTGAATTAGCAATAATTGACTTTAAGACTTCTAAAAAACCGAAACCAAGAAATTGGATCGAAAATTATTTTGTCCAATGTGCAGCATATGCATGTATGCTATACGAAATGACTGGTATCCCAGTTAAAAAATTTGTAATCATTATGGCTTGTGAAAATGGAGAATGCGTCGTCTATGAAGAAAGAGACAAATCGAAGTACATCAAACTTCTCACCGAATACATTAGAAAGTTTGTTACAGATAAATTGGAACTCTATGGAACCGAATAAAGAACTGGAAAAGGCAATTGCGAGTAAATTTCTAACTCCATCAAAATTTGCTTTGGAAATTGAAAAAATTGTGGCAGAAGAGAAATTCAATTATATTGATGCTATCTGTCATTATTGTGAAATCAATGAACTTGAAGTAGATTCTGTAACGAAACTAGTTTCAAAATCCTTAAAGGAACGTTTGAAGTGGGACGCTATTCGTCTTAATTTCATGAAAAAAACATCTCGTGCTAAACTTCCTATATGATTTCTCGTGATGAACTCTTGCATCTTAAAATGCAAGCTGCTATAAGAGAACACAATATTCCCGAAACTGAGATCAAGTATATTGGTCCTAGTGAGGGAACTCATTGGTATCGTATTTCTGATACGCATAGTGTTCCTGTTAATATGATTGAAGAATTTGAAAGAATTGATGAAACTGAAAGTGACTCCATTTGATGCTTATCAACATTACTTGTCTCTGAAAAATCACTTTACTAATCCAAAGTATGATTTTTTTAAGTATGGTGCTAAAACCCGTGCAACTGTATCATCTTTTAATAAGAGAAAGGATAAGTATTGGTTTGAAAAAACCTCCCGTAAATATTCCGATAAAGAAGTTGTCAACTTTCTTGTATCTAATTTTGTTTCCACCGATAACCCACAAAATCTATGGATTGGAGAAATTATCAATTCTGGCGAAAGGACTTACGCCGAATGGATGAGACGACAACAGAGTTTGAGCTACTTGTTCAAAGAACAAAGCACCGAATTACTATCGGAGATCGAATTGGAAGAACTATTCAAATGTTCCAAAGGACATCCGATTATACTAAAAAAACTTCTAAGCGGGAAATTATCTCTAGAAACATTCGTAATATACGAAAGAATTTTTCATTTTTCAAAAAAATTCGATAAACAGTTAAATGATCCTGTATGGGAAACTATCGGATTAAAAATAAAAAAATATGATCCTTTCATAAATATTAATGTATTCCAATATAAAAAAATATTAAGGTCCATAGTTCATGAGTGAATTTTTTGATTCAAATATAATTCAAGAAGAGTTAAAAGAGATTAATGATCTTCAAGAGGAGATCTATGGAACTTTTTTAACTTTTTCTATGATGGATCCTAAAGAACAATTGGAAAACGTTGAAAAGTTATCACGACTATTAGAAAAGCAAAAAGTGATGTATACTAGATTATCTCTTTCAGATGACCCTCAAGCGGTTGAGATGAAAGAGAATTTGCGTAAATCGGTCATTACTATGGGGTTTCCCCCTGGAACCGATTTGAACATGCTTTTCAATAGCATGAAAGAAACCATTGATTCGCTCAAAAATCAGATTGACAGTTGAGCGCATTTTTGCTATACTACCTAAGTAAATCCAACCCATCCAACCCATCCGAGGTATCTAATGTCTTTCGCAGACCTTAAAAAGCAATCCAAACTTGGTTCTTTGACCGCTAAACTGGTTAAAGAAGTTGAAAAAATGAATAATACTGGCGGTTCAGGAGATGACCGTCTCTGGAAACTTGAATGTGATAAAGGCGGCAATGGTTATGCCGTTATTCGTTTCCTACCTGCTCCCAACGGCGAAGATCTTCCATTCGTGAAACTATACTCCCATGCCTTCCAAGGTCCTGGTGGTTGGTTTATCGAGAACTCACTCACCACTCTCGGTCAGAAAGATCCTGTTTCTGAATATAATTCTTTGTTGTGGAACAACGGCACTGATGCTGGCAAAGATGCTGCACGTAAGCAAAAGCGTAAACTGACCTACGTTGCAAACATCTATGTTGTAAAAGATCCTGCTAATCCTTCTAATGAAGGTAGAGCAATGCTTTACAAGTTCGGTAAGAAGATCTTTGATAAGATCACTGCAGCAATGCAACCCGAGTTTGAGGACGAGGAAGCAATTGATCCATTTGACTTCTGGCAGGGTGCTAACTTCAAACTGAAGGCAAAGAACGTTGCTGGTTACCGCAACTATGATTCATCCGAATTTGCTGCACAGAGTGCCTTGTTGGATGATGATGATGCCATGGAAGCAATCTGGAAGAAGCAGTATTCTCTGGAAGAGTTTGTTGCTGCTGATCAGTTCAAGACCTATGATGAACTGAAGAAGCGTCTCGATTATGTTCTTGGTAACAAAGGCACTCCTCGTTTCCAAGATCAGGAAACTGTTGAGGCAGAGGAAGATTTCCGTGCTTCTAACCGTGGTCCTGCACCTCAGGTAACTTCTACACCTGGTGACTTCAATGCTGAAGATATTTTGAGTTCTAGTTCCTCATCTTCTCTCGATGAAGATGATGATGCACTCTCATATTTCCAGAAACTTGCTGAAGAGTAAAATTTGATTGTAGAATAACAGTGTAATCAAATTCTATACCGCAGATTTACTTCTGCGGTTTTTTTATGTCTTATGGTGATTTAACTCTAATATTTTCTGATCTCTTAGTCTTGGAATTAATATACTGACTAGAAGATTTTTTATACCCCATAATTCTTCTATGATCTATTAAGAATGATTGTAGATAACTTGGACGTAGTACAAAAATTCCTCTTTTCTCATTGTTCAAATCTGTTTCATAATCAAAATTTGTAATCGATTTTGTTATATTTGTTTTAGTAACCGCAGAATCTAATCCACTATCCCAATATTGCACATAAGATGATGTTACTGCGGTATCAATTTTTGGTTTTGGTGATTTAAAGTTATAATCAACAATTTGTCCCTTGGGAAGAATTGTTCTTCCTTTACTATCTTTTACTTCTATAGTTTCATAATATCTAGTATGCGTGAGAGTATCACCGTAAGTATCTTTTGCATACTCATATAAATCATTTGTGCTCAATGGCCATTGATTTCTTACATTAACAATATTTGCACTAATCAAAACAACCCAATCAAGATCTGATGATCCATATAAATCGTTTGCAACTTGATCTGGTCTTGCATTACCTTTGATATAATATTTTTCAAAATTAGTTATTGAATTATAAAAATCTTCTCTAAGTTTTACTCTTTTAAATAAATTTTTTGCCTCAATATATTCTGATGCTGAGTTGCGGTCAGAAAGAGGTGAAAGATATTCAAAATTCGGTAGTTCTCTGAAATATCCCATTTTATAATCCTACTCCTTGAACATTGTCGTTTTGGGTGTCACCAGTAACACCATAAATTAGATCGGTATCTTGGAAGTTTCCACCTGTTTTACCATTAAAAGATGCTTTTCCACCCTTCCACGTCATAGTATCCGCATCATATTCTCCATAATCTCCTTGATAGATTGGAAATAATTCTTTGAATGTTAGAGTCATAATCATAGAAATTGGTGTTCCATCTGCATATGTTGCATAAACATTTTCACCAGTATAATTTACACTCATGTCACTAAGGGCACATGGTTGAAATAAGTTTAAGAATGGATGAGGTCTATTTCCTTTTTTATATTGAAGTTCAAAAATATTTGGTGTTTCTAGAAATAACTCTTTATTTTTTGCTGCCATATTTCTTTTTAGAGTTCTAATAATAGACTTGATAGATGTGGCCTCATTTTCATCTCGTGGAGTCATTTTAAAAGAAAATCTAAAAGTTCTCAAAGTTACATTGTTAAACAGTAACTCCATATTTGGATTGAGGATTTTACCTCCACTTCTTGCAAGTAACTGATTTACACTCACATTAGCACCAAAAATATTAACTGCTTGTGCAGATAATGCTTTCATAATCAATTCCCGACTATCTGCAACCGCAGGTGATCTGAGAAAATCTGCACCTCCTTTCAATATTTGTTCACCCCCTTTCTGCATTGCTGCCGCTACTCCACCCTCTCCTGCCGAAGGAATTACTGCAGTCGCGTCATTGAAAGCTTTAAGTCCTGCTGCGGTAATATTATTCATCTCACCAGATTCATAAGAAACTGCATTAGAATCTTGAATATTGGATGGCATCGGTAAAGCAATTACACCGCCTTCAGTCAGCACCTTAGATTTAGATATATTTGATTTAGCAATATTTAAAGTAGAAAATGGATTTTTATTAGTTGTATCGGTTGCAACTAGTGTATTAGAACCACCATTTGCATTAGTATCATATCTAAAAATAGACAACTGTAAAAAATCAGTTGTTTCTGTTATTGCCTCATATGGATATCTTAATATAGCGGTAGGAATCCTATGTGCTTCTGACATCTAATATATCCAATTAGTCTATTATCAACTATTTAGACGGAATTTCCCAAAAGGTATCTCTCGTGCATCTGCAAGTTCGTTTGATGATATTTCATAAATCTGTCCAATAATTTCATTCCAAGTATATTGGCGCACTTTACCCCAATGATAGTTAATGCCTCTAAATCCCCACGAGAATATATCAGTAACTGCTACTAAAGGATTCTGATCATATCTGATGTTAGGAGTTTTGGGTTTATACACAAAAACATAGTATTTTCCAGACTCTGGTATCTTGCCCCCTTCTTCTAATACTGACATCAATTCAATCATTAAATCATCAGGATCTTCCATCCCAATAACGTTATCTATTACAGAACGAATACGATTTGATTTATCGTCTGTTGGATTTGCCATTAGCGGATACCTAGTTCATCTTCGGTTAAAACTTTAAATTCCCACATTCTATCTTTACAAAACTCTTCTGCTGCTCTCCATTTTGCCATATTCTTTGCATACTCTGTAACTTCATAGATGTATGACTTTGTTTTTCTTTTTTGAATTTTTGGTTCTACAGTTTGTTTTTTTGGTTTTATTTCAATTAGATACTTCTTTATTACACCAGTGTTTTCTTTAACTTTAATATAAAAATCTGGAAAGTATCGATGCACTCTATTATCTAGTGGAGATCGATATGGAAGAGCAATTTCTTCAGATCCCCATTCAATAATATTTTCATTCAAATCACAATATACCATAAACTTTCTTTCCCAAAGGGAACGATAGATGATAGTTGAAATATTTCCCTTATATTTTTGAGGATATGATGGTTGGAATTTTCCCTTATATGACATCTAAATAACTAATAACAAAGGCTGTATTAATATTTAGAAATGCCTAATATACCAAATATACAAACCCTCACTTCTCAAAATGTTCAATCAACATTAGGGCAGGGTGGATTTGCGCGGAGTAATTTATATCAAGTTTATATTGAAAATGGATGGGGAACTGATACATCTGGAAAACAACCTTTTGTAGAGCACCTTAAGATTCCATCATTATCACCAATTTATGGTTTTAATTGGGATAATGATTTTAAAAAACTTTTATCATTTTCTTGTGCAAATGCAACTTTGCCATCATCAACATATGCTACTGGGGAAGTAAAAGATAATTTTCAAGGTATTGTTCAAGAGTTTGCTCATACTAGAATTAATACTGATATAGATTTTTCATTTTATGTTGATAGAGATTATAAAGTCCTAATGTTTTTTGAAGCATGGATGAATTTCGTTTCTGGTGGTAATAGTGCTGAATTGAGAGAACCAAGTTTATATAATGAACAAATTACTAGTAATTATTACCGTAGATTTCAGTATCCAAAATTTTATAAAAATGCCAGTGGAGTGTATATAACAAAATTTGAAAAAAATTATAATGTAGCAGGGTCAACTCAAATTACATATCAATTAATTGATGCGTTCCCTAAATCAGTATCTTCAATACCACTTCAATATGGAGATTCTGAAGTAAGTAAAATAACTGTTACCATGTATTATGATAGGTATAGAGTTTGGAGACAGAATATTACTCCTGTAGTATATACAGAACAACAACAAGCAGATTTACAACTTGGTCTTGCACAGGATGCTATAGTTCAAGCACAAAATAATCCTAATTATAATGGTATTGGTTCATTCATTTATGGTCCTGATGGTAAACCAACTGGTGTATCTGGATAACCATAATAAATAAAAATAACTGAATTGTATTGCAGATTATGCCTTTACCAAAAATTAGTACTCCAACATATGAATTGGAGATTCCTTCAACTGGGAAAAAAATTAGATATCGACCTTTTCTAGTAAAGGAAGAAAAGATCCTAGTAATGGCACTAGAATCAGAAGATATGAAGCAAATTACAAACGCTATCATTGATATTTTATCTGAATGTATTCTCTCTAAAGGTGTAAAAGTTGCTGATCTCGCCACATTTGATATTGAATACTTATTCTTAAATATCCGTGGAAAGTCTGTCGGTGAAACAATTGAAGTTAATGTGACATGTCCAGATGATGAAGAAACACAAGTTCAGACGGAAATTGACATTGATTTGATTAAAGTTTTAAAAAATAAAGACCATAATAATATTATTAAACTGGATGATTCACTCTCTATGAAGATGAAGTATCCATCTATAGATCAGTTTATTGAAAATAATTTTGAAGTTGAAAATAATCTAAATGGTGTGGACCAATCTCTCGATATGATTAGTTCTTGTATTGAAATGGTTTACAATCAAGATGAATGTTGGTCTTCTTCTGACTGCACTAAACAGGAAATGCATGATTTTGTAGATCAAATGAGCACAAAGCAGTTTAAAGAAATTGAGAATTTCTTTACATCAATGCCTAAACTTTCTCATGTTGTTAAAGTTAAAAATCCAAATACTAAGAAGACTAATGAGATAACACTTGAGGGATTAGCATCTTTTTTCAGTTAAGCATGTCGCATACTAGTCTTGAAGTATATTACAAGACAAATTTTGCCTTACTTCAATATCATAAATACTCATTAACAGAACTTGAAAATATGATTCCGTGGGAGCGGGAAGTATATGTGACATTACTTCAACAGCATATTGAAGAAGAAAACCTAAAAGCACAGCAGAATAAGTAAGTGGCAATACAATCTCAAATTTATAAAGCACCATCACTTCCAAAAATGGGGAAAAATTCTTCCCCATTGAATTCCTCTAGTCAAAAAATTGATTCTGTTGTTAAAGGACCAAAATTAAAAACATCCAAAATGTCCTTTGTTAAAGGACTTGGAATTTCAATTATCACAGCAGAATCTTTAAAGACTGTTGAAAAACCAGTTATATCAACGAATACTTTAAAAATTGTTGATAAAATAGTTTTAAAACCAGAAAAATCGAAAGGATCTGAACTTGCAGAAACTAATTCAATTCTTGTAGAAATTCAAAAACAACTTGCATTAGATTTTGCTGCAAGAATAGAAGAAAGAAAAGATAAACTTGCTACAGAAAAGAAAAAGATAAGAACAAAAAAATTAGGTGAAAAGGAAAAATTTGTAGAAAAGGGAAAAGGTTTATTAAAACCAATAGCAGAGTTTGGTAAAAAAGCACTGCAACCTATTAAAGGTATTTTTGATAAAATTTTAGATTTTCTCACACTAGTTGGAGTTGGTTTTGTCGTCAATAATTTGTGGGAATTTTTAAAAGATGAAAAAAATAGAGAAAAAATTGTAGAGATATTTGCGTTTTTAAAAACTTATTGGAAAGAAATACTAGTAACTCTTGTTGGTATTAAGTTAATACAATCCATCGTTGGTTTTATTGGATTTGGAACATTATTATATGCTATAGGAGCAAAACTTGTTGCAGTTGCTGCAAGGATACTTGGTAAAGGACCAAAACCACCAGCACCAGCACCACCAGCACCAGCACCACCAGCATCAGTACCAAAACCAAAACCACCAAAATCTATTCCTCGTCCTATAAAACCGGTATTACCGGGAAGTGATGGATCAATTATTAATCCTACTACTGGGAAACCTTTTCAATCTCAATTAGCAGGGACTACTTCTGGTAGGGGACCATCTATACCAAAACCAGGACAAGGTATCACACCTAAGGTTAATCCCAATCCTGGAATCAATCCTGGAATAATGAAAAATCTTTTAAATCCTGCAAACTTAAAAAGTCTTGCTGTCGGTTTGGCAGGGATGGGTATTGGAGTTGTTGCTGATCTTTCTGGACAGTTTGCAATAGACTATACGTTTGATAGAATTGAAGAATCCCAAGACAAAGGATTTGCAGAATATTGGGCAAATGCTTCACAAGAAAAAAAAGAAGAAAAATCTGGGAGATTAATTGCAGAAATCAAAAAAGAATTAGATTTTCAACAATCACCTTTACATTTAACAGATAAAATTTTAAAGGGTGGTGGTAGGACATTATCTGAATTCAAAGTTACAAAGAATTTACAGCGCCTTAAGGTACTTGGATATAGTAATCTGGCAGATGGAATTGATCTACCAGATTATGCTAAAGAAGTCCGAGGTTATTCTAAAGGCGGTTCAGTTTTTAAACGTGTTAAAGGAACCGTAAGTGGAACTGGATCTGGAAATAAAGATACGGTAAAAGCACTTCTTGCACCAGGTGAAGAAGTTATTCGTACATCATCATCAAATCTTTTCCGACCACTTTTGAAAGATATTAATGATAATGCAGGTAGAATGTGGAATTCTTTTACAACTGCAATTAGAAAACAGAATGAAAATAATATTCTTCAGGAAGAAGTGAATGAAAAATTTGAAGGTACAATTAAATTATTTAATGATGAAATAATAAAAATACTTAACGAAAGAAAAAAAGACAAGTTAAAAGAACTTGAAAAGAGAACACGAGAAGCGGCACAGAATACTCCAGGTGGTAATGGTAATGGAGGAGAACGTAAATCTGGACCAAGTAGACCAATTCAATTCCCGGTAATTGAATTTGATTCAAATAACCCACCTGGAGAATCACCAATAACATCTGTGCCACCTATAGTAGTTGTGCCTAAACCTTCTCCCGATATTGGAGGTTATAGGGGTGCTTCAAGAAATGGTGGAGGAACTTCACAGGTAAGTGTCATTAATAATACTCAACCAGGAATAACTTTAGCTAATCAATCTCCAGAACCAATTGAGACTGAATCAACAGAAAGATCGCAGACAAGTATCAATATTTCATCAACAGATTCTAGTAATCCATATATTATGAATTCGTATGTGAATTATGGTATTGATGTATAGGTATTAAAAAAATGATAGAAACAAAGCAATTAAAACTTAACGTCAATAATATCAAAAGTACCCTTATTAGAGGAAATAAGAATCTAAAAAAAATTCGTATACAGGAAAAAACTCTTTTACTAAAACAAAAGAAAGAACAACAAAAAATACAAAAAGAAAACTTTGTAGAGGGTAAAAAATCTCAATCAAGTAAAATTGGTAATGCTGCTAAGGCAATTGCAGCACCAGTAATGGGATTTTTTGATAAAATAAAAGAATTTCTTAGTTTAGTTTTATTAGGTTTTGCAGTAAATAATGCACCACGATTAATTAAAGGTATTGAAAAATTTATAGAAGATAATCAATGGATATCTAAAATTTTTGAAGTATTCTTCAAGTCAATAGAATTTATTGTTCCTACATTTAAAAATATTGTAAACTTTTTTAACCCATCAAAAAGAGCAGAGATGGAAAAAAATAGAAGTGAACTCACTGATTCTATTGATAAACTTTTGGGTCTCAATAAAAATATTGAGAAAGATTTGAAAAGTGTGGAATCGGATCTTGATAAAGCACTAAAATTTCAACCAAAATCATCTGAGGAGGTTAGGAATGATGTTGCATATGCTATCAAAAAGCAAGAAATAAGTAGAATTGATTTTGTAGAGGCAGGAAAATCATTAATTCAAGCAAAAATGTCCAAAGAACCAACTCAAAGAGTTGTTATTCCTGGTATCGGATCATATCAAAAAGTAAAAACTGGTGGTCTCTTTGGAATTGGATCAACTTTGGCGGTAAAAACAACGGATACTAGTGGAACTGAAATACCTACCGAAGAGTTTATTAATAGGTATGAGTCTATCTCTGGTAGTAATTTTGCATCTGTAGTAGAAAAATTAAGAGATGCAGGTGTTGAAGGATACTCTAAAGGTGGAACTGCTTCTTCTTCACCCGAAAGTCCAACAGCAAAAAAAGCAAAAATAGGAGTTAAATCATTTTCTGATGCCAAAAATAATGCAAACAATCAGAGTATGATAATTGAAACTCAACAAAAAAATAATGAATCTTTTAAAGAGTTAGTTAAAAATTTCACAGAGTTGAATAAAAACGATAAAGATAAAAAAGATAATCCTACCACTACTACACCATCTACCACCACTACACCACCTACCACTACACAATCTACTACTCAAAATGGTAGTTATGCATCTGGAACGTATATTGGACCTGCTGGCGATCCAGATGGAGAACAAACTGGTCTAAACATGAACCTTCCTGGTGGAATTGGAACACCAATTTATGCTCCAGTAGATATGGTTTATAAAACAACTGGAACTGATGGAAATCCTGCTGTTGGATTGCAAGGAACTTCTAATGTGTTGGGTCCTGCAGGTAGCGGATTTGGATACTATGGTGCTTACTTTTTTGAAAAAGATGGTAAGCAGCATGAAGTCGTGATGGGACACTTTAGGGATCTTCCATATAAAGGAACCGCAGATGGCGAGAAAATTCCAAAAGGAACATTATTAGGATATCAGGGTGCATCTGGAAGATCGGTATCTAATACTAATGGTGTTTATCCACACATTTCATTGCATGTAAATGGTATTGGTTTTATGGCAGGTAATGCCACATTGAAGTGGTTTGCTAATGGATTAGCAACCGGCACAGCTAAATCTACTTCATCATCTGCAGGTTCAACTAATACACATCAGGGACCTGTAATAACTGGTGCTGGTAATGGTGGAAACAGAAATATGTCATCATTTCAATTCTCTAGCGGAAAAGGTGATGGATTAAGAAGATCTGAGCAACTAACACAAACATTTGATGGTGAAGGTATGACTGATGTAATCATTATTAATAATACACAACCGATCATTATTCCTGGTCCGACTAGATATATAAGGAGATAATAAGCAATGTCAAACTGGTCAAGTCCCGCAACAATAACACAATTAAGTATAGATGATTTAAATCTAACCACAGGTCAGAATGAAGAAATAGAACTTCTTGGCGGATTTTTGCAATTTGAATATTTTGAATCATTATTATCACCATATACTACTGCAAATTTACTTTTTATTGATACCGGTTATGCTGTCTTGGCAGGTGCTCAAGAAGATCTCCAAGAAAGATTGGGAACAATACGGTCATCTGCGGAGACATTGAAGGGAAAAACTTTAACAGTTAAAATATCTCATCCATCAAAACAATCTAATATTGAAGGTGATGGTTTAGAGTTTAGTGTAGATAATCCATGGAAGATTTTAGATATACCTCTTGTGCTTGATTCTGATAAGGTGGAAATCTTAACATTTAAATTGAGACCACAATATGCAATTAATAATGAAAAAACTAAAGCATATAAAACATATGTGAATAAAATTCGTGATAACATAATTGATCTCATAGCAGGTTCACCAGAAAATGGTGGACTTGGTATAGATCCCGGAGGTATGGAAAGATATGATGACACTGTAAATAAATGCACTGAAAGTGGGCAAGGTAGAAAACCTTTTGATGTAATTATTTCTTTAGCACGGCAGGCAATTCCTGCAATTCCTGCAAATGCAAAACCTGGATGTTTTTTCTTTGAAACACAAGATGGGTTCAATTTTAAAGGTATTGACAATTTAATTAATCAACCATCAGCATTTGCTTATGTTAGTGGTGGAACAGCAACATTTTGTGAAGGATCTAATTTTAGAATATTGGAATACCAAGTCAAATCTAGTATGAGAGATTTATTCAAATCACTTAATTATGGTGAGGAAATGAATCATGCAACATTTAATCCAGTAACTCTTAACTGGAACGAAACATTAAAAGTAGTAGAAGATGGTGGATTTAATCTTGGTGGAAACTCTCTTCAAACTGAGATTGTAGAAAAAATGGTGAATCCTTCAACATATGTTGATTTCTTTGCATATGATAGCGGTAACGTTGGTATTTCTTCAGAAATAAACAATAATCCAGAAATTTGGAGAGTTCAAGCATTAACGAGATATAATTCTCTTTTAAATAAAATTATCGATATCGTTGTTCCTTGCAATCTTGAGTTACGTGTTGGACAAGTTATTGATTGTGCTTGGATGAAAAAAACCGCGCAACCAGAACAAGGTGCAAGTGATGAAAAACTTAGTGGAAGATATTTAATTATGCATTTGTCACATAAGTTTAATGGAACTGGACAAACTGGATCATTAACTCATATGACCATCGTTCGTGATACTGATGGAATATATAGTTCGGAGGATAATTAATCCAATGTCAATGGAAAGAAATAACGGTCTTCTTAGATCTACTCCAATATTTTTTATTGGACAAGTTGCACCAAAACAAGAAAAAAATAAAAGAGATCTAACCAGATTAGGATCTAGAGTGCGAGTTAGAATCATGGGGATACATTCTCCTGATGGAAATATAAATCCCGACTCCACACTAGATTATGCACATGTGTTGCATCCAAATAGTCATGGAAATTTGAATATGATGTCAACTGCACTTATAGGTGGTGAGATGGTTATTGGTATATTTCTCCGTGTGGATGGAACTACTTTGAAAGATCCCGTTATTATGGGAGTTTTGCCTACAACATTTGCTAAAGATGACCTTTTAACTGCCGATGAAGCTGGAGAGAAGAAAAGCACTGAATTTCAAGAATTATATCCTTATTGGGATGATATAAAACCTGCTCCATTTGTGACTGCAGGTGGAAAGGGGAATGATTCTCAATCTCCAGCTCAACTTCCAGAGACTGATTTTTATACGAAGAAACCAACACGAGCATCAATACCTAGTGGAATATAATATGATTGATAAATACGAGCATAAGGAGGTAAAATTATAGATGGCAAAATCAAATGTAACAACTAGTCACACACCTTATGGTGGTAATGCAACTTCTGAGGAAGCACAGAATTTATTTGGGCAGCAGTATTGGCGTAGTGCAATAGATAATAAATCCAAAATACTAGATGATGAAATTTACCAAAAGGGTGATCCATGTTCATCTCAAGGAAAATTGGGAGAAATTAATACTAATATACAGAAAATTTTTGTTGTCTTACGTGGTATTCAAAAGTATGGTAACTTCTATATTAATGCGGCAACAAATGCTGTTTCAAATTTAAAGAGTACAATTTATGCTATTACTGGTGCTATTGCTGGAGTCTTAAAATCATTAGTTCAAAGATTAAGAAATTGGATTCTTAATAAGATTAAATCACTTATTAGTGCAGCTCTTGAAATGATTATGACAAATTTCTTGAAAACAATTAAGGAATCTATTGTTGCTGCAATCGTAGATCAAATTTTCTGTTCTTTTGAAAAAATAATTAAAGGATTATTTGGATTAGTTGGTGATTTCTTATACTCACTTATCGGACAAATTGTGCAGGCACCATTTTGTGCTATGGAACAATGGACTAATGCACTCATTAATAGGTTAGTTGGTGATATTGATAAAATATTGGAACCTATTTTTGATAACATTAATGATATTTTGGGTGGTGTTGGTAAAATCTTTGGTTCTGTTTCTTCTGCTATTGATTTTATTCTTGGATTCCAAGGTTTCTTATGTGGTGGTCCAGAGTGTCCAGAAATTAAAGAATTTTCACTATCGCCTTGGGGTGGACCATCTAAAACAGAAAAAGATAATTTTTCAAATTTCAATTTTGGTATTTCCCCATCATTTGCAGGAGAAATCACTGCAGGTGCGGATGGTTTATTAGACGATTTCTTTGGTGAAGATGGTAATTCATCACAAAGTCCAGGTGAATGTTATACAGGAACATTTGAATGTGGATTACCCCAGGTTAAAATTTTTGGTGGTGGTGGATCTGGTGCAGTTGCAGATGCTGTTGTTAATACAATCGGGCAAGTTATAGGGACAAATCTTATAAGTGGTGGAAGTGATTATACGACACCACCTTTTGTGCAAATTGTTGATCCAGCAGGTTGTGGATCTAATGCATCTGGATTTGTTATTATGGAATTAGATGCAGATGGATATCAAACTGGAAGTATATCAGAGATTGTAATAGACAATCCAGGATCGGATTATAATAATAGTTATAATGGTGGATCACCCGTTATTGAAACATTTTTTGGATCACCAAATCCATTACAAGTTGATGGAACTATAAGTTTAAATTGGAGTGTGATAAATGCTGATAAAATTTATATAAAAGGTATGGAATTATATGATGATTTACCTAATGTTGGTACTGTAAGTTTCCCAATTTTAGAATCAGAGGTCTCTTTCGGTCCCGAAGAAAATTTAACAACAAAGAAGATAACTTTAGTTGCTAGCAATAATAATAAAAATTCTTCAACTCAAGTCACAGAAAAAACAATTATTATAACTGTTTTAAGAAATGGACAAGTAGATGAACCAATTAATATACTTCCGCCAAAAATTACATTGTTTAAAGCAACATCATATAAAGCTACTCCTGGTGATCTTGTAACACTTGATTGGAAAACGACAAATTCTGAAAAAACTACTTTACAAAATACTACTTTTGATAACACTATAACCAAAATCCCTGCAAATGGATCTTTAACAGTAGTTATTCCACAAGATATAGTGATTCCATCAAATGGAAATGGAGTTACTTTAACTTATAGATTAGTAGCAGAAAATGATAATGGTATTAAAAGTCAGAATGAAGGATCGATTATTCAAACTGATGTTAGAACACTCAATATAGTTGTATCTAAACAACTTGATCCTAATAATCCAATAACGTATCCCATAGATCCTAATGATCCAACAATAGATCCTAATAATCCAATAACAGATCCCACAGATCCCAATGATCCAACAATAGATCCTAATAATCCAATAACAGATCCCACAGATCCCAATAATCCAATAACAGATCCCACAGATCCCAATAATCCAATAGTAGATCCTCCATCAGTTATAATTGAAGATCCTACTAATCCTACAGATCCTGGTAGTTCTGACACTACTCAACCAGGCACTGGAGATACTGTTGCAATTATTAGCGATGTTGATATCATTTCAACTGGTATTGGATATACTGGTGGTGATACGGTTGTTATAAGTGATGGTGATGGTGGAGAATTTTATGTTGATATTAATCCATTGGGGCAAATTGTTGCTTTTAATATTCTTGAAACTGGATACGGATATACAACTATACCTAATATTTCTATAATTAGTAAAAGTGGAGCAGGTGCAGAATTTAGGGCAAGATTGAAGTTTATTCCACTAAATATTTTCTTGGAAAATGAGAATGATAAACTTGTCGACTCTAATAAATTAGTTCAAGTTATTGATTGTGTTGGAAAAACTAGACCAAATATTGGTTATGTAAATGGAGATGCATATTCAGGTCCATTCCATTATCACCCTGATACCAAAAGAAAAATGGTTGGTGCGGTCCATACTATTCAACCTCATCAAATAATTTATGATACTGTATTAGAAAGTTTAGAGAATATGCAAAGAGTTGTTGGATCTACTTCAGCATCATATACTAATTCAAACACATCTAGTAGCACTAGTTCTCCATCATCTACTGATTCAAACACATCTAGTAGCACTAATTCATCACCATCTACTGATTCAAACACATCTAGTAGCACTAATTCATCGCCATCTAGTAGCACTAATTCATCATCATCTAGTGATGTATCGTCCTCCTCCGGATATTCTGGTTACTAATAAATACTTAAAATAATAATATAATATGGCAAATGCACCCGATTATACATTAGCAAGAAATCCACATGCACTTATTCATTGTGGACCACTTGAAGTGGATAGTGTTGATCATAAACGCGATTTGACAACTATAACTTCTGGTGGAAATACTCTTACACATGCAAAAAACGGCAATTATAAAGAAGTTATTCAAGGATTTAGTGGAGAAGTAGTTGGTGTTAACGGAGATCCATCTAAGCAAGGTTTAACTAGTAAAGCAATTGTTGCTAAGTCTGGAGATATTGTTTTAAACGCAGAAGCAGGAGATATTTTTCTGAAAGGTAGAAATATTTACTTTACTGCCAGTGATGGTGAGGCAGGTAAAGGTAATATAATGGCAGAATGTAATGGATATTTACAATTATCTACTGGTGGTGAGTTCAGAGTTTCTGCAAGTAGAATGTGTATCATAAGTGAAGGCAATATAAATTTTGTAGGTTCAGTTATGATTAGTGGTGGTTTCTCTAAAGGAAGTTCTGTTGCTAGCGCAGGATTTTTGAAAGCCATTCTTTCAGGAAACTGGGCATCTATTACGAATGCTATCTTACAATCTTGCAAATAACGAGGGAAACAAAATGATTGATAGTCTGACAGTAGGTAGTATCGATATAATAACTCCACTTGGTGGTGGCGCTTTACAATTACCTCTTGGTCTTTGGGAACCAGGATCATTATCATGCCATAAGGGACACTTTGGTGCAGGTGCTACTGCATTGCCATTCACTGCTTCATTAGTTTGTGGACCCTCTATTACATCGCCATTATCTTTCAATTCAATTGGATTGAATAATCATGTTGGAATTTATAATAATACAGGATCACACATTAAGATTGGTTCAAACTTATCTTTGGGTGCTTTAGAAGCATCATATAATGCTGTTTGCCAGAAAATTACAGGATTGTATTCAAAAATTGTTCCAGGGACTAAAGAAGTAACTCCATCATCAAATAATTGTGCAGCTAAAGGTTTATTGAACGGTTTTTGGTTTTTAAATGGTAGTCCAGTTGAAACAATAGCTCACGGGCATTCTGATATTAGACTGAAAAAAAATATTAAAAGACTTGATGATTTAGAATGTTTAAATAAAATCATGCAACTAAATCCCGTTTCATTTGATTGGAGAGAGGAAAAAATACCTTCTATCTTTTTAAAAGATCATCGTGATGAAAATGATGTGTTAAAAAGAGAAATAGGGTTCATTGCACAGGAAATGGATAAATATGTTCCGGAAGTGACTGGAACTAAAGTATTTTACGATAAATCATATAAATCAATAAAATATGATAAACTTACAGCATTACTAGTTGGTGCAGTTCAAGAACAACAAAAAGAAATAGAATTATTAAAAACAAGAATTATTGCGTTGGAGAATTAAATGGATATTGATGACTCAATAAGAAGACAAGGGATAAAAATTCTTGAAAATGAGCAAAACTCTTTAGATGGTGCTTTTGATAAGCAATCGGACGAAACAGCACCAGAAGGTCTTATATTTGATAAGATTGAACAATCTGAAGATGGGACTTGGTCAAAAACACAATATACACCAAAGGAAACTTTTTATGATGAAAATGTAATTTCTGATAAAGAACGAGAAATAAAAAATAACGCAGAGGTTTTACGAAAACTATGTGCATCGGTTGACAATAAAATCATTACTTTCAATAATGATATTAATTTATTAAAACAACAAATAGTAACTTTATCAACTGAAGCAACAGGTCGCAATTGTAATCCTGGAATTGCACACAGTGTTGGAAATGTAGGTGTTGTATCATCATTCTCATCAATTACTACTATTAATAATGATGTTGAATTTGTAAAAATATATGAAAAAATGGCAGGACCTGGTTATGATGCTGGAGCAGAAAATCCTTTTGATCCAGATAGTACTGTAATATTAGATTCATCATATTCTGGATATGGATATAGAAATGTAAGAGATAATAAAGAATTTAGAAATACTTCTGGTGCTGTAACTGGTCTGGGAACTGATGGCAGTGGTGCGAACATTGGTGATGGAAGATTTGATCTTACAACTCCAGCAGCAACACATGGACTAGGAACTCCAGCTATTGGTTGGTCTTATCCTGGAGCAGGTGGTCTTCTAGCAACAAACACGTCTCTTACAGGTGTAGCAGCACAAAATAGGTGTGTTGAAATTAGAACTGAAATTAATTCTCTTTACGACCAAATTATAGAAAAAAGAATAGAACGAGATTCACTTCGTGATACACTTAATACTTTAAAAGATAATAAATCGGAAAAAGAATTATCTCATTGGGGGATACAAAATACTAAAAATGAAGTTAACATAAGAAAAACAAAAAATGCTTCTGCAATTAGTGCAATTCAAAATTTAGATACTCCAGGAGGATTACCTATTCCTCAAGGTCTTTTCCTTCATTTGGATGCATCAAACAATTCTTCATATTATGGATCAGGAACTATTTGGTATGATTTGACTGATAATAATGATTCGAATCTTGGTGGTAGTCCACCAGCAAATTTCATACGAGATCCTATATCGGAAGAACGAAATCGCTTTGATTTTGATGGCACTGATGATTTTATAGATTTTACAGTTGCTAATGTCACATCTAATACACCTACAGTTACAGTAGAATTACTTGCAAGATTAGAATCGGATATTGATACCACTGATCTAGAAGGACATATACTATTTGGTTGGAATAAGTATAGTGTATGGTCTGGTCCCATTTCAGGTAATGGAACACCAATTGCATTAGGATTTAACACTAGTAATAGCGATCTTTATGGTATTAATTCTACGAATGTTAATAATTTAGGTCTGATTGATAATTTTATTCATTATGTATTTGAAATGAGATCTGATGTTTCGTATACAAATAACAAAATTTATATTAATGGCAATCTTCAATCATTAACGAAAATTTTACCCACAAACGAAGATTCATCAGATAGAAACTTTAATTCTGGTAACGGAAGAATTGCTGGATGGAAAAGTAATAATCTTTATCGAATTCCAATGGAATTATCCCTGTTTCGTGTATATAACAGAGCACTAACATCAAATGAAGTTCAATCTTTATATAATGGCGTTAGGAACCGCTTCTCTTAGTGGCACAGTTGACACCCGTGCCTGAATGCTCTATAATATATGAGTAAGCAACCAAGGCATCATGCAAGACGAGTTTCTCACACGTTGTGTTGTAGACCCTACCAAACGCACATTCTACATCTATTCTAGTGAAGGAGACACCAAAGAGATTATTTGTGATACTGTAGATCAGTTTATGAGTGTTCTTGAAGTCATTCGCAATACTTGTCCAGAAGATGCTTTGGTTTATGCAGAACCACTGGAGGTGTAAATGGAAGTTTTTACTCTAAAAGAATGGGAAGATAATTTTGACAAACTCTTAGAAAGAGTTGAAAAAGGTGAAACCATAGGTATTATAAGAGAAGATGGTAAAGCAGCAGTAATGATGCCTGCTGATGATGAACTGATACGAATACACACTGAGAGTAATAACGACGCTCAGTAGTTCATTATCAGCCCGTGAGACTTGGTAGTCAGAGAGGTTTTATAAACCTTTTCCTCCAGATTAGAGGCTTTGAGATGGTTCAAATCCATCCACGGGTATCTGCTTCCTTAGCAATCTGGTGAATGCAGCAAACTCATAATTTGCCTAAGGAGAGTTCGATCCTCTCAGGAAGCACTAAGCGAGTATGGCGGAATCGGTAGACGCACCAGACTTAAAATCTGTTGAGAATTAATCTCGTGGGAGTTCAAGTCTCCCTACTCGCATTAAAATAAATAAAACCACTTGCAGAGTATTATGACTGGCTCATATACGGTACAGCAATCATTTAATTGGTTTAATGACGGTAGTAAAATTGTCAAAATGTATTGTTTAAATGGAATTCCATTTACATTTGATGAATTGCCTGTTGGTCATTTATATGATAGAGATCTTATAGATGAAGCAAATAAAAATAGGGAATTTGACATTGATGATGTATACTATGGATCAAATTATCTGATCATGGAAGAATGCCATCCATGTTTTGATACCATAGTAGTAAGAAATCGAGATGAACTACCAGATGATCTAATCCAATATTTTGACGATGAAGATTTGATGGGATAATTTTCTAGGATAAATAAATCATAGAAAATATTCTGGTCAATATAATACGATGCCTCTCAATAAGCTAGAGAATTTTATCAAAAACTATGAAGGTAGAATTCTATATGTAAACTCGAATGACCTTGATGCTACTGATAGCATTACTAATCAAGGCAACTCCTTGACAAAACCCTTCAAAACAATTCAAAGAGCATTAATTGAAGCTTCTAGATTTTCGTTTTTAGTTGGTAATAATAACGATAATAATGCAAGAACTACAGTTCTTGTATTTCCCGGCGAACATGTAATCGATAATAGACCTGGTTTTGGTATTCGCCAAACAGGAACAGCATTGGCAGAAGCAGTAGCACCAAACGGTAATACAACATCTCCTGCTTCTGACGTTTTTAGTTTAAATTTAGAATCGAATTTTGATTTAACACAAGAAGATAATATTCTTTATAAGTTTAATAGTGTTGAGGGTGGTGTTATCATCCCTCGTGGTACTTCTATTGTTGGTTTAGATTTAAGAAAGACTAGAGTTAGACCAAAATATGTACCTAACCCAACAGATGATGCAGTTCCATACTCTGCAATTTTTCGTGTAACAGGTCTATGTTATTTTTGGCAATTCAGTTTCTTTGATGCTGATGAAACTGGATTGGTATATACAAATGATAGAGTATTTACTAGTGGATCAGGTAACTTATCAAGACCAACATTCTCCCACCATAAACTCACTTGTTTTGAGTATGCCGATGGTGTAAATGTTCCAGGTGGTTATGATTTAACTGACTTGGACATGTATTATGGAAAATTATCCAATGCCTTCAATGAAGGTTCGGGTAGGCAGATTCCTTCTGCACAGAAATTCCCACTTGCTCCAGATGCTTTCGCAAAAGAAAGACCAGAATGGGAAATTGTTGGAGCATTTGCTGCTGACCCGATTACCATTTCGGATATTGTCTCTGGAGATGGTGCAACTCCTGCACCAACAATTACAGTTACAACTGTAGAAGATCATGAGTTAAATGTTGGAACACCGATTAAGATTCGTGGTGTTAATATTGACGATTACAATATCTCAACGACTGTCGCCTCTGTAACAGGTCCAAAGAGATTTACATATCTATTGCCATTTGTAAGAAATGACCTACCTGCAGATCCTACTGGATCAGGTACAATAACCATTGAGACCGATACTGTTAAGGGTGCATCACCATATATCTTTAACTGCTCTTTACGTTCTGTATGGGGTATGAATGGAATGTTGGCCGACGGCAGAAAAGCCGATGGTTTCCGTTCAATGGTTGTGGCTCAATTCACAGCAGTCTCACTTCAGAAGGATGATCGTGCGTTTGTTAAGTATAATCCAATCACACGTACTTATAATGGTATTAGTATTAAGAAGGTAACAGGATCTGAATTATCTAGTGGTTCTGCATCAACTAATTCAGATACTGTTTATCATTTAGATCAGCAGGCAGTTTATAGAAACGGATGGTTAAGTGGTCACGTTACAATTAAGAATGATTCAATTCTACAAATTGTTTCCGTGTTTGCTATTGGTTTCAATAGACATTTTGTTGCAGAATCTGGTGCTGATGCATCGATCACAAACTCCAACTCAAACTTTGGTCAAATATCTCTCGTAGCTGATGGATTTAAGAAGGAAGCATTTGTAAAAGATGATACTGGATATATTACATCAATAATTACACCAAGATCTATTCCAACAACAGAAACAAATGTTGATTGGATTTCGATTGATGTTGGTTTAACAACATCTGTTGGTATTACTAGTCATTTATACCTCTTTGGATTTGATACTAAGGATAATATTCCACCAAATCTAATCTCTGGTTATAGAGTAGGTGCAAGAAAAGATGATAAATTGTATCTAGATTTGCCAGCTGGAGCATCACAGGATATTGTAGAAGCAGATATCTTGATGACTGATAGTGATGTATCATCCACACAACTTTCACCAACTGGATCAAATTCTTCATCTAAAGAATTTACTGTAAGTGTAATCACACAGTCTCCTAGTTACGATACATTAACTTTAAATACAAATCATAATTTAAGAACTGGTGAGAAAGTAATTATTATTAGTGATGATGCTGATCTTCCAGAAGGATTAGAACCAAATAGAACTTATTATGTCATCACAACTCAAACTGCTACTCAAATTCAGATAGCATCATCGTTAACAAATGCTTCTAATTCTTTACCATTGAAGTTGTATGGTGGCTCAAATCTAAGAATTCTTTCTAGAGTTTCTGAAAGAGATTCTGGTGAGATTGGATCTCCAATTCAATATGACTCAAATAACAATAACTGGTTCTTATATGTAAATCAGAATAATGAAATTTACAATCAAATTGATACTTTAGGAACAGTTGGTTTCGGTGAACCAAGAACTGATGTTACGTTCTTCAAGAGAATTGCTGATAATAGAAGTATTGATGAAAAGATTTATAAAGTTCGCTATGTAATTCCAAAAGAATCCATTGGTGCAAAAGATCCACAAGAAGGATTTATTTTCCAAGACTCTAGTACAACAGGAGCACTGACAGATTCAGAGTTCACATTATCTTCAATTACAAGTCAAGATAGTAAGTATAAGAGAAATAATCATTTTATTAGCACTTGCACATCATCTGCTGGCGCAGTGACTGTTATTACTGAACAACCACATAATTTAAATTCTGGTGATAGGGTCTTAATTAAAAATATCAAATCATCAACTAACCTAGCAGGTTTAGGTGTTACTGGTTATAATGGTGATTTTGTTGTTGAAGATATTCTCGATAGAATGACCTTCACATATCCAATATTGGATAGAGATGGTGTTACTCATAATGTTGGTATTTTCTCTGGTCCAACAGCAAGAGATACAAATCTTCCTAGATTTGAAAGAAATGACTTAGAGACAAACTTCTATGTTTATAGAAAAGATACCATTCAATCTTATCAAGAGAATGTTTCGGATGGTATTTTTCATCTCTATGTTCTGAATGCATCCAATCAAATTTCTGAGGAATTTACGGACCATGAATATGAGCAAAACGTTGTAGATTTATATCCACAGTTAGATCGTGATAATCATGAAGATAATCCCAATTCTGCTAAATCTTTTGCTAAGAGATTCCCACTTGGCGAAGTTGAGACTAATGATCTTAAAAAGAGTATTACTAGAGAGACATCAGATCTCTTAGTTAAAAAGTTTGGTATTACTCCAGAAGTTCAATCAACAACATCATCTTCCGTTGGTGTTGCAACAATTACGACTAAATTAGATCATGGATTCAATGGTATTGTTGGATATAATACATTAAATGCTGGTAGTGGATTCGTTGATGGTTCATACTTCAACATAAGACTTTATAATGAAAATACATTTCTAACGTGGAATGGTGCAACAGCAAATATTGTAGTATCGAGTGGATCAATTTCCTCTGTTGAAATAGAATCTTCTGGTTCTGGATATTCTAATGGGGATTCATTATTCTTCTTAGGATATTCTGGTGCATCAATTACTGTTGATACTTCAAATATTTCATCTCCGGTTAATAATGCACTTCAAGTTACTGGACTTGGAACTGTAACTGATGGTCTTTATAGAATTTCTTCTATTCCTTCTAGAAATGAAATTGCTATTGCAAGAACAACTGGAGATCCAGAGATCTTTGAGAATCAAGTTGTATTTAACGTTGGACCTTCAGCATCTGTAAATACTCGCGTATATGACACCATTGCTGGTATCACAACTATCACAACTAATACTGCTCATGGTTTAGTTTCTGGTAATCGTTTTAGAGTATTAGATAATTCTGATAATAATCTTGGCGACTTTATCGTTAAAGATTCTGCTGCAATCACAACCTTCACAGTTTTAAATGAAGTTGGTTCTACTGCAAGTCGTATTCTAAAGCATGGATTTAATGCTAATGATTTCTCTTCGGGTCCTGATGGTGAGAATCTTGGATCTAGAAGTATTACATTCTATGATAACCAATCTGGTGTTCTTGTCAATAATGTAACAGCAGATTCCGTTGCTGGTGTATCTACATTTGCAATCTCCACATATTCTGAGCAAGGAACTGTTGGCGTTGGAACTACTGCTAGATTCCCACTTGGTAGTTTCATTCAGGTTAACAATGAAATTATGAGAGTTGCAAGTAGCACTCTTACTGGTTCTGGAACTAACGAGATTTCTGCGATTCGTGCATATCTTGGCACACAGAAAGCAGAACATTCTCAAAACTCAATGGTCAAAAAGATCAAACCATTAGCAACAGAACTTCGCAGACCTTCAATTCTTCGTGCTTCTGGACATACCTTTGAGTATCTTGGATATGGTCCTGGTAACTATTCAACATCACTTCCACAAGTTCAAGTAAGAACACTTAGTGAAAGAGAAGATTTCCTTGCTCAGTCACAAGAAAAATCTGCTGGTCAGGTTGTTTATACTGGTATGAACAGTGATGGTGATTTCTTCATTGGTAATACTAAGTATTCTGCTTCCTCGGGTAAGCAACAAACATTTGATATTCCCATCCCAACTATCACTGGTCAGGATCCTTCCAGATTATCAGTTGTATTTGACGAGGTTATTGTTAAAGAAAGAATTCTTGTTGAAGGTGGAAGTTCTAACCAAATCTTATCTCAGTTTGATGGTCCTGTTACCTTTAACGAGAACGTTATTATTAATGATGAATTAAAACTAACTGATAATTTAATTCTTACAGGACGACTTATATCTAAGAATGATACACAATCAACTTCTTGCACAACTGGTGCAATTGTAACTCAAGGTGGAATTGGTGTTCAAAAGAATGTCAATATTTGTGGAGATCTTGGTGTTGGTGGAACTGCCAGATTTACTGGTGGTGTTCAATTCAATAGTGGATTATTTGCTGATGTAAAAGAAGGTGCCTTCTTAGGAAAACTTGGTCATGAATGGTCGGGTGTTTGGGCAGCAGGTATTGGTATCGGAACTGAAGGTGTTGCAGGTGGCACTGAAGAAGCGGATAGAACCATCCGTGGTATTACTGGTGATTTAATTCTTGGTGTAAGAAACGAGAATGATACTGATGCTGGTGCTGTTGGATATGGAACTGAAGTTAGGATTGAAGATAACTTCCGTGTAAACCTTGATACTACTTTAGATAACAATCTAAACGTTATTGGTTTAACTACATTCAAGTCAAACACAAGACATGAGGATAGTGTAAAAGCACTATTCGGATCAACACCCCCTGCTGGAGCTGATGGTGATTTAGAAATTTATCATAATGGTTCCAATGGTTTCATTGATAATGAAACTGGAGATTTATACCTTAGAAACGATGGCACTAATGATAATTCAAATATCTATATCCAAGCCAGAAATGGTGAAGATAGTATCGTCGTAAATGATGATGGATCAGTAGAACTTTATCATGATAATAATAAGAAATTAGAAACATCTGCTACAGGTGTCACTATTACTGGTGAAACAAATTCGACTTCAGGATTCATTCCTGATGTTAATCTGGGTGCATATCTCGGAACATCATCTCTAAGATTCTCTGAAGCACATATTGGTAATATTAGAATTGCCGATACTGGTGACAGTGAAATTGATACTCGCACCGGTAATTTAATCATTGATTCTGCTGGTGGAACAACTACAATTGATGACAATCTTATAGTTACTGGCACATTCAATGTAAATGGAACTACTTCATTCGGTGATGTTATCACTGTTAATGTTGGCATCATCCCAGATGCTGATGAGGGTGCCTATGTTGGAACAGCAGCACGACCATTCTCCGAAGCACACATCGGTGAAATTAGAATTGCTAATGGAAATAATGATAATAGAATTGATACTGCAACTGGAAATCTGATTCTTAATTCTGCTGGTGGAACAATAGACATCAATGATAATGTTGATATTTCAGGAACATTAACTGTTGCTGGCACTACTAATCTGAATGGTAGTGTAAATCTTGGCAATGCAACTGGTGATACTATTACTGCTACAGGTAGGTTTGATAGTCACCTAGTTCCTTCTACTGATAGTGCAAGAGATTTAGGTGCATCTACTTTAGAATGGAGAAATCTTTACATTGATGGAACTGCTAAGATTGATACTCTGACTGTTGATGGAAGTGGAACAGTTGCGGGTACTTTTACCGTTGGTGGTCAAACTATTATCAATGACAGTTTGTTTGTTCAAGGTTCTAATGAGAACTTTACAATTAGAAATGGCAGTAATGTAACTCAGTTTATTGTTGATACCGATAACGGCAATACTACTATTGGTGGTGTTACACGCATAACTGATACAACTAGCAACACTATTGGAAATCCAAATACTGGTGCTCTACAAGTTGATGGTGGTGTTGGTGTTAATGGTAATATGACCGTTGATGGCAATTTTGATGTTGACGGTAATACAACATTAGATGCTGTTACTATTCAAAATGCTTTAAATGTTAATGACACTATCACTGCAAATGGATTACATTTAAATGATAACGAACAAGCAACGTTTGGTAATAGTAATGATTTACGCCTCTTCCATGATGGTTCCAATTCATATATTGATGATTCGGGAACTGGTGGATTGTTCTTAAGGGCACAAAATTTCCTTACACTTAGTTCTTTCACTGGCAATGAAAAATATATCAACTGCTTCAAAGATGGTGGAGTAGAACTATTCCACAACAATAGTATAAGAATCCAAACGATTAGTGCGGGTGCTTACATTACTGGCGAATTGAGAGTTAGTGGTGATATCATTGCATTCCATTCATCTGATGAAAGATTAAAGAATAACATTAAAGTTATTGATAATCCTCTCAATAAGATTATGGGTATCAGTGGAAACACCTATGATTGGAATGAAGCATCTTCACATGATGGCGCTGATACTGGTGTTATTGCACAAGAAGTTGAGGCACTTGGATTACCTGGTATTGTTACTACTAGGGATGATGGATATAAAGCAGTTCGTTATGAAAGACTTATTCCACTTCTCATTGAAGCAATTAAGGAACTGAATCTGAAAGTTAAAGATCTAGAAAATAAATTATGAGATAAATAACTAAAAAGAAGGGAAATGCCCAATTATAATAAGTCATTTAACTTTAGGAATGGTGTTCAGGTTGATGTTGATGATCTGATCGTCAGGGGCAATCTGGTTGGTATTGGCACAACAATTCCACGAGCAGATCTAGATGTTCGTGGAAAGATTGATGTTACTGGAATTGTAACTACCAGCAATTTATTTGTTTCTGGTATATCAACTTTTGCAGATGAAATTCATATTGGAACTGGGATTACAATATCCGCACAAAATGGTATTATAAGTGCAACTACTTTTATAGGAGATGCTACATTCCTAGAAAATCTTCCAACATCACAATGGGTTGATGTGGATCCTGGTCTTGGATATACCAGTATCTACAATGTTGGTCCGGTTGGTGTGGGGACCACAAATCCAATACAAACTTTCCAAGTTGGTGGAAATCCAGATAATCCTCTTCATTTTGGTGTTGGAATTGATTCCACACGAGGAAATATTAGAACGACTGGTATTATAACTGCATCATCATTTATTGGTTCTGGTTTAGGTATTACTGGAATTACAGCAGATAATATTACATCAGGAAATTTAGATAGTGAAAGACTTCCATCATCTTTTTCTGGATTAGATGAGATTGGGGCAACAAATCTCGTTATTAGTGGTGTTGGCACTATTGCCACCATTAATTCCACCACAGGAACTATTACCACATTATCGGCAACCGATACAACAGTATCTAATAACTTAAATGTTATTGGTGTGACTACACTTGGAGTCTCTACTTTTATTGGTAATGTTGGACTTGCCGGAAGTGTATATTTAATTGATGATAAGAAGATATATATCGGAACCGATGAAGATTTACAAATATATCATGATGGAAGCAATTCATATATTAGCGATACTGGAACTGGCAATTTAAATATTTCATCATCTGATGGTGGAGTGTTTATTAAAAATGGTTCTTCGGAATCTATGGCAGATTTTAACATTGATGGATCTGCTGCACTATATTACGATAATACTAAGAGATTTGAAACTACTGGAGTTGGTGCAACAGTAGTTGGTGATTTTCAAGTTTCTCGACATTCATCTATTCTTGGTGTATCGACACTAACTAGTGTATCTGCATCAGATGCAACAATTGGTATCTCTACAATTACAGACATCACTGCAACTGAAATTGTAGTACAGAAATTAACAACTAGTGGAGTATCAACTTTTGCAGGAGCAATTGATGCAAGTGCTGGTGCAACTATTGATAATATTCAAATTGGAATTACCGATAATAATGAAATTGATACTACTTCCGGCAATTTAATCATTGATTCTGCTGGTGGAACAACCACCATTGATGATAACTTGATAGTATCTGGAACAGCAAATATTGGTAGTAATGTTACAGTTACAGGCGACGTAACATCTTCTTCTATAGTTGTTGATACATCTATAGCACCTGATGCTGATAAAAATGCTGCTCTTGGAGCAAATAATAATGCTTTCTCACAGGGATTTATTGGAGAAATAACAGTTGGTTCTGCTTCATCAAATACAGTTTCTACTAGAAGTGAATCTCTAATCTTAGATTCTACTCAAGGAACAGTTATCATACAAGATGATCTAAATGTTACAGGTGTTACAACACTAACAGCATTAAATATTGATACTATTACTACTAATACAGAATTTACTCCAAGTTCAGATAAATCTAGTGGTATCGGTTCAGTTGGAACTGCATTTGCAGAAGCATTCTTAAATGAAGTAACAGTGGGTGCTGCTGCTTCTAATAAAATATCAACTAGAGAAGGTTCTTTATTAATTGATTCTACTCAAGGAACAGTTATTGTTCAGGATGATTTAAATGTTACGGGTGTTACTACACTAACATCATTAAATGTTACCAATATAAATGCAATTACTTCATTATCACCAACTGTAGATCAAACAGTGCCTCTTGGTTCTTCATCTCTTAGATATTCTGAACTTTATGTTGATAATATTAGAGTTGGTGTTGGATCAGACCAAGAAATTAGAGCAGAATCTGGGAATTTAGAATTAACAGCACCATATGGTAGTGTTATAATTACAAACTTTTTTCCAGTTGGTGTTGTAACATTCAGTGACTCGGTCTTACCAAATACTGATAAAACTCATCCTATTGGAGATAGTAATAATGCATTTTCTCAGGCATTTATTGATGAAATAAGAATTGGATCAGTTGCAAATACAATTGATACTAGATCTGGTGAACTAGTTTTAAATTCTGCAGAAGATAGAGTTATTATTGGCGCTGGATTATCTTTATCCACAGTTGATATCACTAACAACGTATTTGTTGGATCAGGAAGCACTTCATTTACCATCATTTCATCTGATCAAAGTATTGGTATTGGAACATCAGCACCATCATCTGCTATTCAGGTTGTAAAGTATAATGATGCTGATCTAGAATTAATTTCAGAAACTGGAAATAGTAAAATTGTTTTCGCAAGTGACATTGGAAATACTGATGATAGTTCAACTATCAATTATGATGGAACTAATTTTAACATATCAAATAAGGATTCTGGTGGAGATATTTCAATTGATCTCGCAACTGGAAGTGGAATTAATACTTCAAGTAATTTTAAAGTTTTAATTAGTGGCAATGAAATATTACACATAACTCATGATGAATTAGTTGGTATTAATAACCCAGCACCAACAAAAGAATTGGATGTTGTTGGAGATCTTTTGGTTTCTAATGATGCTGTGATTACTGGAATATTGACTATTGGTTCTGGTGCAAATCAAGTTACTTTGGGAAGTTCAAATGTCCCATTTAATTCAAATATTGATGGCAATATTAATTCAACTGGAGTCAGTACATTTGCAACTTTAAATTCATCAATTATTAATTCTGATGATTTAAAGATTACTGTCGGTATTGCAACCTTATTAGTTGGCGGAACAATCGGCACAGATGCACAAGATACTCTTACAGATGCAGCAGGCGATACCTTAACTATATTGGGTTCCGCAAGTATAAGTAATACTGTAATAGTTGCTCATGATGGTAATGCTGGAGTATTAGGTATTGGTACAAACGTCTTACCTTCTGATGAAAGAAATCTGGCTACCATAGGCAATCTCAGCCCAGTATCATATGGCGAATTATCTCATACGGGTAATATGTCAGTTGTTGGAGATGATGGTGGATCATGCATTTTTGTGCATAGTATTAATGATCCTTCAGTTCCAACTCTTAAGAAAGGGAGACCAGAAGCAGAATATTCATGGCAACATGAATATAAGGTTGGAATCAACACATACGTTCCACGTAGTGCATTTGATCTTGGAGCATGTAACAGTCCTATGATTGTTCCTTCATTATCACAGCAAACGATTACAACTATGATCAATACCACTAGTAATGCAACTATGTCTGATCCAACATTACCATCTGGTAGTGGAACACAAGTTATTGGTGGATTGTTCTTCTCTAAACCAGAAAACAGATTAAAAGTTGGACTTGCTACAGCAAACAGTGAAGATAGTTATGTTGGTATTGTTACTGTAGCAGCAAACAGTTCTGATTTTGAAGCAATTGCTTTCCCACAAATGACAACTACTAACAGAAATACAATGAATACTGCTGGTGGTATTCCAGATGGTTCAGTCATTTATAACATAACTACAAATAAATTGCAAGTGAAGGCAAGTGGATCATTTGTAGATCTGCACTAATAGGGGGCTTGACAAGGTGCTCTGTTCTTGCTAGAGTGCCTTTGTTAAGGTTGAAGAGTTAGCTCTAACTACATTATGAATGGTCTAATGGATGCTATTCACGTCGAAGATCCTTTCTATAGAAATCCAGTAGATACGAAGCATACTAGGATTTACTTTCATATGCAGAAATCAATCAAGAGATTGATTGAACTGGGTGAATATCCTATATGTGCATTTGTTGGTATGACAAAAGCAGAGCGAGGATTCAAAAGGTTTGATGATAGAGATTATTCACATCTTCCAGAGGAAGTTGTTGCTGATGATTATCTTGATTGTCATGTCGACCTAACAGATCATTATGTTCGTTCAGCACTATTTGCTGCTGGTTGTAGGAAATCAACTCTTGGAGGTTCATCAGAAGTTGTAGAAGCACCTTTGTGGATTACATCTTATTCCGAGTTTATTTCTTTTCTTAAAAAAGAACTAATCGAACTCAATGAAAGATTTTATGAGCAAGAAAAAGTTTTCGGATTCACCCCAGAATCTCATAAAAAACTGATTAAGGAGAAGAATCCTGAAGCAATTCGTGCTCCTAAATTGCATCTCGTAGTAGAAATTATTGATAAGTTGAAAAATCTGGCAAAAGATGCTATGATTTATATTCCACAAGATGCCTTTGGACATTTTTCTATCACGTTGTCTAAAAAGGGATATACAAATATCTACACTGACAAAGATTATGATATGAATCCTTCAGGAATGGCAAATGTTCCTGATAATATTACTAAAATTACCGAAGAAGAATACAACGATATGGATTTTGATGCTGTTATTGGTAATCCTCCTTATGGTAAAGGTGGTAGATTGGCACTTAAGTTTTTGAATAATTCTGCTGATCGTATTCGTGCTAAGAAGGGACAAATTATTCTCGTGCTTCCTAAATCTGTGAAGCAAGGTTCTGATAACTTTAATAAAATCGATCGAGATCTTGAGATTGTAAGTACTAAAGATTGTGCTGATAATGATTTTGCTGCTAGTATCGATGCTTGTATTCAAGAGTGGAAGATTGGTGAGAAGCAACGTGAATTAGATCCTGAATACAAGCATCACCCACATATCGAGTTTCTTAAGTATGAGAACCGATATGATGCTGATATTTTTGTCGGTGGAGATGGTGGTGGAGCATCTGGTAAAGTATTCTTGCCCGGTGAAAAGAATGCTGATGGAAAACCGTGGTTAGATTATGAGAAATCTTCTTCTCATAATTACATTCGTGTTCGCTCAGATGACGATATTACTAAAGAAGAAATCCTTCAACGTATTGTTGCTATGGGGCAGAATGGTGATGGTAGTTTGAGGAAGATTGCTACAGGAACTACCAATGGTATTCCTCATTTTGGCAAAGGTAAATTCATTAAAGCATACACTGAAAGATACGGAAATGGGCACTGATAAGAATCAACATAATAAAGATACTGGATCTAATATTGAGCGTTCAGATGAAAGGATTGCTGAAACTCAAGAAGTATTCACACCAATGGAAATGTGTGAAGCAATGGTTCAGATAATTGATATTGAGAAGAGAATGAATCCAGAATCAAAGTTTTTGGATAACTCTGCTGGTTCGGGTAACTTTATTATTGCACTCAAGAATGAACTCCTTAAGTATCATTCCGAACAACACATTCTCGATAATATGTTGTATGCTGTAGAATTGATGGAAGATAATCATAAAGAAATGTGTGAGAGAGTTGGTGTTCCTATTGATCACCCACATTATGTGTGTCATGATGCTCTTACATATGATTATGGTTTTGGGGAACCGGTTGGTGTAGAACAGTTCTTCTAGTGGCACAGGGGGTTCCTTTGGGATCCCTTTTCTGCTATAATATGTTCATACAGGACAGGAGAGCACTTGGTCACCCTTCGCCCACACCAGAAGAAAGCACTGAATGCGATGCTGGCATATGACAAAGGTCAGGTTATCATCCCCACTGGTGGTGGTAAGACCATGTGCATGATACATGATATTATTGAGAATCAAAAGTATATTGATAACGGTTCTACTATTGTTGTTGTTGCTCCCCGCATTCTTCTAGCAGAACAACTCTGCAAAGAGTTTCTTGAGGTGATTGATAATACTCACACTCACGTAATGCATGTTCATAGTGGTGAGATTGAGTATTTCAGTAGCACCAAACCAGAGCAGATTGCACTGTTTAACAACACTGCAAGAACTGCTGGTGAGAATGTCATCATCTTCACCACATATCACTCCCTACATCGCATTCAAGAGGCAGACATTGAGGTAAATTGCATTTACTTTGATGAGGCACATAACTCAGTTCAACGTAACTTCTTTCCTGCGACTGAGTTCTTCAGTAATGATGCTGATCGTTGCTATTTCTTCACAGCAACTCCTAAGCATTCTCTGACTGTTTTCAAACCAGGAATGAATGATCCTGAGGTTTATGGACAGGTTATCTGTAATATTCCTGCACCTAAACTGGTTGAGGAAGGTTACATTCTTCCTCCTAAGGTTGTGGTTCAGCAACTTCCTCAGGGTGATTTCAAGCAATCTGATGAGAAGAACCTGCTTGATACTATTGATGCCAACTCACTCAATAAGATTCTAATTGCAGCACGTTCTACCAAGCAGATTGTGCGTCTTGTGACTCAATCTGATTTTTGTCAGCAGTTGTATGAGCGTGGTTACAACTGGATGTATATTACCAGCAAAACTGGTGCTATCATCAATGGCAAGAAAGTGTCCCGTGAGGTATTCTTTAAGACTCTTAATCAGTGGGGTTCAGATAGCACTCGTTTTGTTGTGATGCACCACTCTATTCTATCTGAAGGCATCAACGTCAAGGGACTGGAGGCAGTTCTATTCATGCGGAATATGGATTATATCGGTATTTCCCAGAGCATTGGGCGTGTGATCCGCCTAGGAGGCGCTGAGAAGACGTTTGGATTGGTATGTGTTCCAGTGTTTGATAAGGTGGGTATCAGCACTGCTAGGAGCGTTCAGGCAGTGGTTGATACAGTGTTTCAGCAAGGAGAGCCAGCGATTTCCGTAGTGCGGAAGTAGAACTGTCACATTATGAGCAGAAACCCTGCTCCACTCTGCTATAATATTAAAGTAATCAGGGGAACACCATCATGTCTCATCGTTGGGGTGCTTATATCACCACCGTTGATAATAGACTTGAATACGTTGAATTTGATACTCCTAGTATCACTCGCGATGCTGCGATTGCACAAGTTAAATCAATGTACGGTGCAAAAAGTGTAAACAATTGTAATCCTGTTTCATGTTCTTCTTCTGATGAATCTGAAAGATATTCTGCATCAAGATCTGGAAGTTCTGGCGGAATTTTTGCACTTGCAGTTTTAGGTGGTGGTGTTATTCTTGCTATCGAAGTATGGAAGATTGTTTCTACATTCTTTGTTAGTTTTTGGCAGTGGATTGTTTCTATATTTTCTTTTATTCCATTCCTCTCACCACAACTTCTTGTTGGTGGTATACTTGGATTCTTTATATTAATTCTAATTCTAGGAGCACTTGATGGATAAGTTTTTAAAACCATTTATTCCTAGACCAGGAATTCTTAAACCAAATCCTGGCAATCCTTTGGGGTATTGCACTAAAGATGGCATGTGGGCTGCGGTTCCTTTTGGTAAGAAGTTCATGGTTATACATAATGGTAACCAAATAAAGGTGATGAATACATACAAACAATCTGTAGATTTTATTAACAATCAAATAAAAACTGCTAAACAAAAGTCATCTAAGAAAAAACTAAAATGACAAACAAACAATTAAAAAGAAAAGATGCATTCTACATTTTTTATGAAAGTGTATTAAAACCTGACAGCAAACTCAGAGCATGTGCTCATAATCAAGAGTGCTATAATGAGTTGATGGAATGGCGAAAAGAAGTTGTAAAATATTTGGATGAACGCAGAGATAATAATTTTAAATGAATTCATCATACATGTTATTCTTTGGAATATTTGCAGTGGTAGCATACTTCATCTTAACAGATGAAAGTGCTGCTGCTTTTTTTTATTATACCGTAAAGTTAGCAAAAGTATATTTTAGACGCCAGATTTGGTGGTTGACTAACAATCCTAGGAATCCTGTGGTAAAATATCTAATATATCGTCGTTCTTTAAAACTTTCAGAACGATTGATTGAAAAAATAAATAAAAGTAACGAAGCATAACGTTATGTTATCCACTCAATATCGGCTACGACTGGAATTCATATGCAAATGTATTGCCAATGGTGAAGAGGTAAAACTAGATGACATGATCTGGGCAGAAAAACTTGCAAAAAGTCATACTACTGCTCGTGATTGGTTACAACAAGCAAGAAGGCAATCTTCTCAACAGATTGAAGAGGGCAGTACAGATGATTTTCTGAATAGGATGGGTTTAGGAGATCCCGATCCATCCAATCATAAAACGGGATTCACTGATGCTGATGATATTAAGAATTGGTTTCAGCAAGATAAACCTGATGATTGGAGGCAACGTGACTGATTTTGTTTGTATCACCATGTGGGATCCTATTTTCGAGATGATGCGCTATCATTGGGTACATAAGTCAGAAAAGGATCCTATCCAATTTGCGAAAAATCTTAACCCAGAGCAACAAATACTATGAGTAGTAAAATGCTATTCCTAGTTGATATTGGTAATGGTAGATGTATTAGTCATGATGGATATATACAACTTGGTAGTTTTTCTCATACAGTAGAGAAGCACCTTGAGTTAAATCCAGAACAAGAATGGCAGGTAACTTATTGGATGCCTGATCCATTTTGTATCAGATATCCAAGAGCAAATTATCAACATACAATGAAAGCAAATGAAGGTTCACCTAGGACTGATAATGCCACTGATAGTCGTCCTAGAGACTTTCCAGATCAAGCGACTAATAGATTAGAAAGAACACTGTAACTAACATAGGAAAACTAATGAATTCAATAGTAATATATACAAACGGAAGTCAAGAATGCGAACGCGCTAGAATGCTTTTGGAAAAACTTGATAGTCAGATACAAGAATATAAATTAAATAATCATTTTACCCAGAGAGCATTTGTTTCTGAGTTCGGTGAAGGTGCCGAATATCCTCAAGTTGCTATTGGATATAAACATATTGGTGGCCTTAAAGATACATTGCATTACTTTCAAGAGAATAAACTATTATGAATCCAGTAATTTTAATCGGTTGCTTCACACCACTGGTTTTAATTTTTATTGTAATGAAACTTGCGGTGTGGGTATCTGCAGTAAATTCAGAAAACTCTTATGTCGGAAAAGAACATTTACGAAAACGAGGACCCTTCGTGGATAATGCATATGCAGATGTTGACGAAGATGAAGAAGAATTTACAGATCGCACAGACTATCGATGATGCTCTCTATGAATATTATGTTATAGAACGTGGTCAAGAAGTTCCTAATTGG